TGGAATTGATACCGAAACACGGTCCAGGTGCCACAGCCGATAAACTTCGCGGTAACGCTAAGTTTAAGAGCATGGTCTGGACCGATCGTCTGGAGGAGTATTTTCCTTCTTCAGATTACCTTTATCCTAATGCCCGTTTTATTGGGCACGAGGATGAGGTTGACCACCTGGAACCCGGTTCTGAGATCCCTGTTAAAGTGATCCCAGTTCCTAAGACGCAACAGACACCACGGATTATTGCAATTGAGCCGACCTGTATGCAGTATGCACAACAGGCCGTCCTTGATAGCTTTAACCGCGCGATCTCGAATTCTTTTCTTCGAGATTTGATCGGAACTGAATCCCAAGAACCTAACCAGCTCTTGGCTCAGAAGGGATCCTTAACTGGATCCCTTGCAACACTCGACTTGAGTGAGGCTTCTGATCGTGTGTCTAATCAGCTAGTTCGCACTATGCTCTCTTCGAACCCCGAATTGCTAGGGGCTGTAGAAGCGTGCAGGTCGCGAAAGGCTGATGTGCCTGGACATGGCGTTATACGCCTATCCAAGTTTGCATCTATGGGTTCAGCTCTATGCTTTCCCATTGAGGCCATGGTCTTTTTGACCTTGTGCTTTCTTGGGATTGAGCAAGAGCTTAACACCCGTTTTGCCAAGATATCAGATTTGACTCGATATCTTGGTGAGGTCCGAGTCTATGGGGACGATATCATAGTTCCCACTGACTCTGTGCATTCCGTTGTCCACGTTCTGGGACATTTTGGTGCCCAGGTTAATGTGGCCAAGTCCTTCTGGACCGGTAGGTTCAGAGAGTCTTGTGGGAAGGAGTATTACAATGGCTTTGACGTTAGTATTGTCAGAGTCCGGCGTAATTTTCCCTCTACACGGAAGCACGCTTCTGAGGTTATATCGCTTAACTCCCTCCGCAACCAACTCTATCGAGCTGGTTGTTGGGGTTCTGTTAAGTGGTTGGACCATCTACTTACAGGGATACTTAAATGGTATCCTTTCGTAGATGAATCCTCCTCAGTTATAGGTCGCTACTCCTTTCTGGGTTATGAAACTCAGCGAGAATGTGAGAACCTGCATTCCCCCTTGGTTAAGGGATATGTGGTTTCCTCTAGGATACCGTCTGATCCATTAGACGGTCCTGGTGCCTTGCTTAAGTGTTTGCTTAAACGCGGCGGACAGCCATCCGTCGACAGTAAACACCTAGAGCGTGCTGGACGCCCTCGGCGCGTCGACATCAAGCCGAGATGGGCCTCTCCCTTTTAGGGAGAGCGTGAATTAATTTTCACAGGGAGATAGGGTTTGGCAGAGGCTTCGGCCTTTGGCCGAATCCAAAACCAATCCGTG